TGAACGCATCAGCGGGACGGTTCGTCATCTCCTGCCACATGAGAGAGTAAGCGGTTGCTTGCAGGAAGTAGTTCTCAATGTCCTCAGATCGCTTCTGACGGTTGCTACCCTTAAAGTCGATCACACATAGTTTTCCGTCATGCTCCGCAACACAGTCCACTCTACCCGCTAAGCCGACGGTTGTAGAGAACAGCGGCACTTCGAGTGCATGAACCTTGGTGATTTTGTCGAGTTCTGGTTGCAATTGGTAGAACAAATCCCATTCGTTGAGAGAGAATTTCTTCTCGTCGATCTCTTCGTTTCCGAGATATTTCTCAATCAGCAAGTGAAAGCGATTGCCACGCACAGTGACTCGTCTTGCCTCCTTGGGATTGTCTGCTCTCCACTTCGCAAAGAAAGCGGCTTTCTCGAATCCACACACCGTCGTGACGCTGGGTAATTGAATACCATCAGCAAGGTAGACTCTACCTTTGTCGGTTGTCTTTGCTTTGAGGTTGGTTATTATTGCCAAATCATCTAAATTATAATCATCGGCATGATCAAAAGTTTTTCTTTTCATTGTCACATCCTAACATAAATTACTAAAATATCAACTTTAGATGTATAAATCGTCTGGATCACCAAATGCGATTCGTGGGCCGGATCTAATTGGTTTTCCTGAAGTTTTGTCCGTCATAACAGAAACAAAGTTTTTGTCTTGTGTTCTTTCGAGTCTTCTTGTAAGTTTTTCTGCCCTAGACTTAACGACCTCTGGTCCGGGTAGGGCTAACATTTCTTTTTTTGAAACACGACGACCTCCCGAACCCGGAACTCTTTTCGGTGTTGGTGGAGTCACGGGAACAATTTCACCTTTGGGCTTCGATGGTTTAACTGGAACAATTTCACCCTTTGGTTTGTATTTGACAATTGCACCACTTTTCATGGATTCCAGAAGATTTTTTGAACGCTGCAATTGATGAATTCTAGACACCTTTAATCCTCGTTTCTGTCTGTCTGATATGGATCTCTGTAAGTGCTTCCTCGTGGAGCCTTCGGATCAAATACTGAATCAGATGGTTTAGAGTATGTACCATATTTATACAGATAGCCCCTGATTCCAAGAGACTGACCTTTGGCTTTTCTGTCCTTAAGTCTCTTTTCCTCTCGTCTCGCATAAGCGTCGGATGCACTTATGTAACCACGCATGGGACTCAACACACCAGGTCCACCACCAACCATCACCGGATTGCCCTCTTTATCCAAAACTTGGTTGCCTTGATCATCCAACTTGGGACGTTTATTGGTTCCGAATGTTGTTTTAATGCCACCTCTGATATTTTCAATTCCCTGTTTTCTTCTTTCTCTTGTACCAGAGGTTCCAAATTCAGGACCATACATTCTGTTTGTGCCAATATTCATGACTCGGACTGCCTCATCACCATACTGTCCTTGCTGTTGTTTACGGAGAGTGTCAATCGTTGCTTTTCCAGTAGCGATCAAATCACCTCTAATTCCTCGTGTTCCCCTCTCTAACTGTCCTCCCACATCTCTAACTCTATCCCTTGTTCGTCCAATGGCTTCCTTGCCATAATCACCAACTCTTCTGGCCATTCTTTCGACAAATGATGGTTTTTTTGGTTTGTCACCACCACCCGCTCCACCAGATCCAGCGGGGGGTTTGGTTCCACCACCACCTGATCCTGCTCCACCAGATCCAGCGGGGGGTTTGGTTCCACCACCAGAGCCGACGGGAGGTTGTTTGCGACCACCAGACCCAACAGGAGATCCTGATCGACCCGATGGACCCGGAACTCTTCTCGGTTTTGGTTTATCTGCAACGACAATCTCACCTTTTGGTTTTGGTGCGGATCCCACAGGAAGTTGTTTGCGACCACCAGATCCCACAGGAAGTTGTTTGCGACCACCAGATCCCACAGGAAGTTGTGGTCTATTTTTGAGAACCCCAGAACCATCGCTGCCCGGCACTCGTCTTACGGTGGCATTTACCACGTTACGATTATTTTGATTAAGTTTAGCGAATTGTGTTCGCATGTTTTGTCTGCCGATGGAGGCCGTTGAACTTTTGCCCACAGACTTCACCACATTAGACTTAACCTTCTTTTTTGCTGCTGCTGATGCAAGTGTTCCTGCTGCTCTTCCTTTTTTGTATTTGCTAACCGCTTTTGCGATTTTTGCAGCAGAGGCAACTTTATTTTCAGCAAGGTGCTTATTGATTAAAAATATTCTTGTTTCTTGGTGCATTAGATCCTCACAACAATTGAACTTCTATCGACAAATGACCGGTCAGTAATAGATAGGTTTCTTCCACCCCTGTCATGAATCAGTGGAACACCAAATGTGTCTTGTTTGTTAAACATGAATGTTCCCTCTGCGGGTGGGGGAGGCATACTCAAAAAGAATTTTTGTTGTTTTGCAAGATCCCGTGCAGTAACCAAAGTCGCACCCAGAGTTAAAACTCCCGTCTGTTCATCAAATTGACCTGATGGTTGACCCTCAAAGAAATAATCAATAGGTCCACCCATCGCAGGCACACCACGGACAATTCTCATGTTGTTTTCTCCCTGCATTTCAGCATAAATCCCTTGTGTCCCCGCTGGAATCATGTCTCCGTCTTTAAATCCGAGAGATTTATATTTTGCAATCGCTGCCCGAGCAAATCTCTTTGCAACAATTGGAGATGATGTATAAACTGATCTGAAGTCAGAGTGAGTTTGCACTGGGGCAATTGTTCCCTTTGTATTGATTTTGAGAGACTTGCCATTTCTTGTTGATATTGAAACATCAAGGAGACTGTCACCTCCGAGTGCGTTTGTATTGCTATGCTTGACCGCACCCACAACATTTTGAATTTGTGTGCCTGCGGCACCAACAATGTTAATTGTTTTTGTCGGGGACTGCTTAATACTTTCACTGATTAACTTTGCCAAATCACGCTCAGTTCTCTCAAACTGCATACCAACGGTTGCTCTGTTCAAGAAAACTGGAAACTGTTGAGTGCCCCCACCATACGCTGTAATTGTAGGTTTAATTGATCCCATAGTTACCTCCACAATATTTATAAATACCAAGACTCACAAGGAGAAAATACATGGACACATATAAAAGCGTTGTAGAATTGGATCTCACCCAAGCAGCGGCAATCAATTCACGAAGATACAAAGGGTTGATGATTACCTCGTCAGATGGCACTGCTGATGACATTCAACTGAAAATCGTTACCGGATCAAATGAAGAGGTAACTCTTGACTTTCAATTGAACGCTACGGACGCTCACGGAGTTTTGATTCTGCCTCTCTTTGTCATCAAAGTGTTCCACAATGGTGGTGGCTCAACGTTTGACACAACCAAACTTCGCTGCTACGGACTCAACTGATGTCAACCATAAAGCAACAACTACCACTCGCTGTATTAACTGGATGGATTATTACAATTGGTGCTTGGATTTGGAACACAAGTGAGGTAAAATCAAACTTTGAATATCGAATTCAAGGTCTTGAAGATGAAACACAACGATTAGAAGATCAAATGACTTCGTTAAACACTTCAAATTCACTGATCATGACTGAACTCGCAGAGATTCGGACTGATCTGATTTGGATTCGGAGGACTTTAGAAGAAAATAAGTGACTGGAGATAAATATTATGCCTACTTATGATTATGTTTGCGATGCTTGTTCGCACAAATTTGAACAAACAAAATTGATCTCCGAGAGAGATCAGCCAATCTCAGAGCCGTGCCCAAAATGTCAAAAGGAGGGTGAGGTAAGGAGAGATTGGTCTTTTACTACACCCGGTCTAGGTGCTGATGCAACATTGACACCAGACAAAGCGACCGGTGGTCGTTGGTCTGAGTTAATGAATCGAATGAAAGAGGGTGTCCCAGAAAGAATGAGAAAGAATTTAGATAGCGGAACGAATCGCTCAGGTCAGCGTTGGAAGGGTTAACATCAACGCTTCATAAACTCTGTCGAGTCTTCTTGCTGCTTCCGCACCTTTTTTCTTAGCAAATTTTGCTCTTGCTGATTTGTAGGCAGCGGTTCCCTTTTTGTGAATTATGTCAACTCTACCTGCTGCACTTGGGGGTGTTTTTGGACCTCTTATGTTGCTTTGAACCCTGTCCTTGACAATTTTCTTTGTTTGATCTGGACTTCTTGGGGACTTAGGTGCAGGATCATTTGGAGACTTGGGCGCAGGCTTACTTGGCTTTTGGGGAGCGGGTTTAGTCGTGCTTGGTTTGTCCGATGGTTTTGGTGCGAAGTCCTCATCGGGTGTTGGTTTCTTCGGTGTCACCTTAATGTTTTTGGTAGGGGGTTTCTTGTTTGGAGATGGGGTGGGTGTTCCTGCTTCCCCTCTACCTTTCTTCAGTGCGTTAAGAATGGGGCTCTTATCCAAGTCACCAAGTCTCTGTCCAACTTTCTTGGAGAGATCCGTGATCTTTCTACCGAGTCCAGAGACAGCCTTACCAACACGATCTTTGACGATATCATCAACGGTTGGTTTGTTTGCGGATCGGTTGTCCTTGTTGAGTGCAGCGAATTGTGTTCTCAGGTTTTGTCTACCGATAGAAGGTTTCGGACCTTTACCCAAAGACTTCATCACTCGTTGCTTCACAACGCTTGCGACATCACTCACGGTGTCTTTAACTTTTGTTGCAGGACCGGCAAGTTTGTCCATAACTCCTGCAACTTTTCTGCCTAACTTTCTGCCTGCGACACGCTCTGTTGATCTACCAGCAACAATGTTTCTCATCAAATTTTCACGACCGATTGGATTCTTGCCGGGAGTTCTAGAAACTCCTCTCTTAGATTCCATGCCCCTTGCGAGATTCTCTCGTCCCACTGGGTTCTTTTCTCCTGTCACCGTCGTGATTGGTTTTGGTGTGACAGGAGTTTCTTTTTTCGCTGGCTTTGGCGGGGTAGTAGCACCCTTGCGGTTTCTACTACCCGCTTTCGCAGACTTAGACTGACTAGCCTTCATCTTGTTTGTACCTTTCTTACCTCTACCACGGATGCTACCCGCTGGTGCAGTACCGCTTCTCTTTGATCGGGCTTCTAAAAGTTCAAACAATTCTTCTCTAGTCATTACTTTCCTCGTAATCTATTGATTGCACCTTTGACCATGCCTTTGATGCTTGGTATTTCACTCGGCATTCTCTTTTTGACATAATCACCCCCTGGTCCTGTTTGGACAACAGGGGCATTTTCTGCATCAAATTGCTTTCGAGTCTTTGCTTTTCTCGTCACTTTTTTCTTTGGATGTGCAGAGGCAGGAAGTCTACCCATAACAACGGGTGGAACTTCTTCCTTAGCCTCTAAGACTTTTTTGGCACTCTCGATGATGTTTTTAGTGATCTTGTCGTTAAACATGATTCACTTCATCTTTTTGTAGTCGTCGTCTTCTTCTTCCTCGTCTTCGTCTTCGTCTTCTGCTTCGAGAAGTGTATCAACGATGTAGTTGATTTCATCTTCGCTGAGTTCAAAGCCGACTTCTTCTTGGATGGACTCGACAACGGTAGTGATGTCGTTTGTGAGTTCTTCAACGAGCATTTCTTCGGTGATGAGTTCTTCACCTTCTTGAATGTCCTCCTGACCACCAGTCCAAACATTGGCAATGGCTTCGCTGAGATTAAGTTGTTCTTTTCTGTTCATTTTACTCTCCTTGAGTTTCTTAGCAAGTTCTGGGTTAATTTCTTTAACTTCGGAGTCGCTGAGATTGAAAAATGGGTTCAGCGGTGAAGCGATATCTTCTGCTCGTGGTGGTATCCATGTCATCTGTGTTACTCCTTAGTGTTTGTATACTATCTATGTATCTTTTTGATTAGATCAACGCTCTCGTTGAGACTGTGATCTGGTTTTCATTCTTCTTTTTTGACCCTCTATTGTCCTAGCAGTCATTTTTTTATTTCTTTTGTCTCTGAGTTTATTTTTTATAATTTGACTCATATGACCACCACGCTTATAACTCTCTTGTTGCATGATTCTATCAACGACAAAAGCACCACCCTTAGTGAGTTTTCTAACGTTTGGACCTATTTTTTTCATAAGTCTCTGTTTTTGTGCAGGTGTCATGTTTTTCACAACATCTGTGACTCTCTGTCCTGTTAAGTCTCTAATTCTAACTGGTTTAGGTTGTCCTGCATCATAACTTTCGTTGGTTTTCTTCGGGATGTCAAGACTTCTCCACTTTTTCAACCAAGTATTTCTCTGTCGTGGACCTGCAAAGTAAAGTTTTACTTTGTTGCCACCCTCGGATGACTCTGCGTGAGTAAACCCCTTCGTAATAAGACCTTTCACAACCTTGGAGTCCTGTGCCATCTTAACTTTTGCGTTGGTGTTTGGTTTGCTCATGTCAAGTTCGATAGCGTGTCCTGTTGCCTTTTCGACACCACGACCCTGATCTTTCTTGACCGCAGAACTAAAGATGTTTTCTGTCAGTTGTTTTTCAAGGATTTGACGAATGTGATCTTTCATGAAGTTTCCTTTTACTTTCTACTTGCTGGATCTTCAAAAGCGTCGGGTTCATTTTTTGCCATGTCAAGGATTTTCTTTGCCATCGCTGCTCTTTTTGGATTTCTTGCAGCGTTGGCTTTTCTGGATAACTCTACAAGGTTATCTTTATTCTTAGCGTTGACACCGTATCGTTTTTCAAATTCTTTTTGAACTTCTGGAAAACTCAATTGTTCAACGGCTTCTTTTATTGCTTGTAATCTTTCGTATGGATCCATGATTCCCTCGTTTGTTTTCTTTGCTTGTGCAGTAGCAATTGCATAAACTTCCTCATCGGTTAAGTTTTCTTCTTTCCGATCTCGTTTGATTGCTTTAACAATCTCATCTCTCTTTTTTAACTCACCATCAGTGAGTTTTCTTTCATCCAACATTTGAGACTTTTCCGTTCAGTTCTTTTATTTTTTTAAGAATGGCATTCCTCACAAACCGTCTTGTGTCGCTGCTGTCATATTCAACAGAGGATCCCTGTCTTTCTCCGGTCGAGAGAGCGGACCCTTCAATGTGTGAATGAAATTCTTTTGCTGCTCGGTCGGAAGGAAACTGAACTCTTCCTTCAACAATTTTTCTAATATTCATCAATACGCTCCCTGTCCTGCTTGATTTTGTCTATTTTGGAACATAGATTGTGCCCCTTGATATGCCATGCTACCAAGAGTCATAGTGGTCAACGGGTTTCTCACCGCAAACCCACCTGCTTTGAATCCGGCTCTTGCTCCTCGGGCTGCGAGTTTTTGTTGCAGAGATCCTCTCGGTAGTTGTGCGATCTTACCACCAACGACTTTCTTGACAGATTTCATCATGGGGGCTCTGCTTCCACCCGTTACGACTCTTCCCATCGCTGTCATTTTTCCAACAGCACCACCCGCCGATTTTAACAAACTACTTCCACCAACACGAATTCTGCTTGCAAGAGGCATTGCTTTGAACGCTGCTTTACCTCCGATTGCTTTTAACTTTGCCCCTGCTTTTACTGCTTTTGCCCCTGCTTTTACTGCTGCTGCACCACCCTTGGTGACCAAGCCAGCACCACCCTTGAGAAGTGCCCCAACAAACTCATCAATTTGTTGAAGTCTTTCATCATCCCTGATGATATCATCAACGGTTGGTGCAATCGTGTGATCTTGCATGTCTTGCCTAAACTTTCTACTACCAAGAGCCTTTATTACTCCTTTTCGGACAGCCCTTTGATCAATTGCTTCAGGATCGACATTTCCGCCAGGGGTTGGATCAATACCATACTTGGCTCGCAATGCCATCACCCTGTTGTAATCTGGATCCCCTGGCTTGACTGGCTTGACTTT